CAAGCTCTTTGCTTGCTACGTCTTTCCTCAGCAAGAATTCATCGATTAAGTCGAGCATCTTTCTTGTGTCTGGATGCATGATTACTTCCCCTTTGGCTCGCTAACACTCACAGAAGCAGACAGGATAAGACATACCACAGCAAATACTGGATGCCCGTGGATGATTAAGTACACCGCAGCAGTGAGGAAGGAGAGGACTATCGTGGTGGCGACTAGGAGTATTAGTACCTTCATTATCTCTGCATCTCTAAAGTGAATCCCTTCATCAGCTTAGGACACAACCCTAGAGTACCTGCTTCGTTATTGAGCCAACAGATAGCATCCTCTGCATCATCAGCTCTTGAGATAGAGAGTACAGTGAACTTCATACCAGGGGGTATCTTCATCCCCTTAACCTTTTGGGGAGCTACGACGGTATCTCCTCGCATAAACCCTGAGCGCCAGTATGTTACCATAGGGCTTTTACAATTAGCACGACAACAAGGACAATGAATAGTCCCATTGCTATGCAAGCAAGTGCTACAAATATGTCACTTATAGTACCATTAAAAATGTTAGGGTTCACCTTGGGATGCCTCAACTGCTTCATCTTCGCTGTCATATGGTCCATAAGCGTCACTATCTGGTAAGCAGCCTGGAAAGCAGTACCAGTAGTACCAGCCAGACTCTAGAGGTTCTATATTATCGTCGCTTGGATCTCCATAATCGTCAGAACGAAAGACCTCGACATCCGGCAAAGCGTATGGATCATCTTCACGGCTGGAGTCACTGTAGTGCTGGCTCATTCAATGCGATCCTCTCTTGAACAACCAAATAGTTCCACCAGAGACAGACCAGACTCCGTAATCATCAAGTAACCACAGTTCACGCTCCTGCTTTGGCGTAGTACAGGGGAACGCCACAACAGGATCGCCTACATTGTGGTAGCAGGGGTTGTACTTGTAGGTCTTAGCAAACTCTTGTAGAGACATATTACCTCTCAGCTACCATGCTCGCTTCCCCTTAGCAATCTGTTGCTCTTTGATAAGCTCAAGGTATTCTCTCTTCCCTGTGCCAGTGTTGCCCCCACAAGCTGCCATAAACCCTACAACTAGGTGGTAGCTAACTTAACCAACTCCGGCAACCACAGAAGGCGGAAGCACTTAGGGCACACTAAGGCGTACCCCTAGAGTGACAAGTTAGCTACCACCTAGCAGTAGCGTTTCACTACACTTTCGCACCGGCACAACAAACGATTGAATTAGCGCACCTTCACAACCACACCATCTTTGACATCACAATCCGCATACCATCTGTGTGGCTTCGGATAGTGCGGACCTTCAACAGTTACGCGGCCATCCCGTGTTACTGGAAACATCCCGGAAGGATTGTACGGATAGTGCTTATCCCCAGTTGCCACAGCAGCTTTGAAGTCTTTCTTCGTCTTGTAGTCAGGATCTACGTAGGCCATAACTCGCTATCCTTTCTCTCTAGAGTAAGGTAGAAGAGAGACCAGTTCTTGAACAATCCCCCGACTTCGAAGCTACCAAATCCAAACGAGGACGGGAAATACAGTGTCCACCTCCCGATCCTGAGAAAGATGTGATGTCTATTTACAAAGAAGCGCATTTTGACACCCTAGTTACTAAAACTGGTTTCCGGCCCTCAGAAGCTTAGTGTTGCATTAGGAAACCCCTTGTAGTTGTAGATACGATTCACACGGGCTGATGCGCGGTGGCTAACACAACTTCCACAGCCATACAGTTGATTGCTCACTAGATCTATGATATGCCCGTGAATCCTGAGGAAGGTACTGTTCACTGACCCGCGCATTAAGGGTTCCTCAAGAACTCCAAGAAATACTGTCCCTACCGGAATTGTTTGAGGATGTACATAGGCAGGCTCGCTATCTAGCGCCGTCTTCTGTATGATCATATCGCCTCCATCAACTCCTCAACTGTTAACTGACAGTCTAGGTGTTGTTTCACCTATAAACTCTAGCCAGCCCAGGTATTCGGTTGACTACGGCTAGGTGTCATCAACCTTATTGCCTGTTAAGTCCTGTCAGTTAACAGTTCAAGAGTCAAGCTCTCTCATATTCGTGTGTCTGAAGGCATCTAGTCGGTTCTGACCCGACTTCTACGTTTACCGTACCCCGTGGGCGACCTCCATGCGATGTAAGGTGTAAAACCACGCCACCCCGTTATGCCTGTAAAGGTATATAGGTGTTGGGTCATGTGCGTGTCACCATCCACGCCGTAGATGCCATAGAATTACTTGGCAGGCTCTTCAACAACGACGTTGTTGTTCACCATCTGCTCCCTTGCCATCTTCATCAACACGTCAAAGCCGTGAGAGTCTTCTCTCTTCAGCTTCAGGATCTCTGCGGTGGTTCCAACTTGGGATTCGCGCAAGTACTGCAATACAGTCATTTGTCATCCCTATTCCTGTTTCTGGCCCTCATCTGATTTCCACATCACAGCAAGACCAAAGCGATACACCCACAAGGTTATCCAACCTTCAAGGGTGAGGATACCCCAGTCTTTACCGTGATATTGAACTAGCTTCTGCATTTAGTAGTAGTCGAGCCCCAGGAGTCGCATTTCCCCGAGCAACTTGTTCAAGAAGTCGTATATTACAGTCCGATTACCTGGAGGCTTTGGCACTACAGCACTACTCACACTGTTAGGATAGTTAGCCAGCAGGAACAGGATCTGAGCTTCCTCTTTACTGAGAGTGATTACGAACGTCTCAGGTGGCGGTGTTGTTACTACACGTTCTACTTTCATGACTGCCTCTTATGGAACAGCTGATGTGCCTTCTGGTACACAGCTGGCACACGCTTTCCACATACGTTGCATTTCTTCATTAGTTTCCAATCCTTTTCGTTTGCAGAATGAGGTTGGCACCTCAACAAGTACCTTAGCGTATAGCTCTGCCCAGACTAGCTCTTGCCCCTACACATCTGGGTGTATTACAGGGGTTGCTAAGGTACTTATTTAGTTGTCAAACACAGAATCCGGCCCTCAGCCAGATTAGTCAGTCACCAGAATCCTAACAGGCACTTCCCCTGTGTCCTGAAGCTTAGAGACATAGGTGATCAACTGGTTGACCTGCCGTTGCTCCAAGGTGTATATCCTGGTGGAGTGGGGCCAGATAACAGTGACTTTCATAAAGTTGCCCTCAACTGATTTAGGACCACAGCGGCACTTCTATCACGTGCCAGTCTGATAGTTCTCGCTGCAAGGCGAGCGTAAACATAGGTAGCTTGATCGTTGCCAGCACGTATAGCAATGGCGACTGCACGGGAGTATTGATCGATGACATCTTCTAAAGTCATGGTGTTCTAGTCTCTTTCATAAAGGCATGACGTTCCCTACTATCCGCCTTACGTAGAGCATCATATGCCCTACCGTCGATTGTCTCTTTAGCCTTTCTAATGGGAGTAGTCTTCCATTGTACCACTTTCTTACCATCATCAGAGACTACAAGAGCGGTAGACTTAACCTTATTCTTACCTCTAGGAAGGTTATCATCCCTAGACGTAGCTGTAGACGATCTATCTGCTGGTACTACGTGAGTGACAGTCCTATGATTCTTTGTAACAGTCTCTTTAGTGGTATTGATCGGACGATCAAGTATTTCAATACCACGATGAAGATTGCCATCGTTATCATAGTACTTCGCCTCATATAGTTTATCTACACAAGACTTACAACAGAATCCTGTAGAGTAGACTGGGAAGCTAATTACTGTTCTAACCTCAGTCAGAACATCTTCAATTACTCTTACTGTATCAATCACCTTCTGTACCATATCTACTACAATACGTCCGTATGTAGCAAGTATAGCAACCAAAGGATTATGACAAGCAATACAAAGAGGAGAAGTAGGAGGAGTATAAGAAGGATCAATACTCTTGATAACCCTCCAAGAGGTTTTACCTACGGTATGTTTGAACTTATCAATCCTTTGTTTAATCTCATTCTTCACTGAAAGGGATTTAACGAAAGACTGATTAGTGAGAGGTTTACTAGAGGACTTGTTAACGATCATGGAATAAGGATCGCCGCCCTCAGATAGAATACGTTTAACATTGTGTAAACGTATGCAATCACTCATACTAAGACTAATAGAATCTTTATCTCTAATGTCTTTAGTATGGTGGCGACCGCAAGCAGGACAAGCTGACGCGGTCGGCTGGCGGTCGGCTAGCGGAGTTTCGGCGGGATTCGGGCGGTCGATTGGCACGCCGGGAATTGTGCGCTCGGTTTCGGCGTTTGTCAAGCGGGCTCGTTTCGGACGTTCCGGGCGGTCGCCAGGATACCGCCAGGACGCGCCAGGATGCCCCAGGATCGACGATCCGGCAGGCGGTAGGGGATAGTGCCGGGTAGGGGGAAAATCGGGCGAAAGCTGGCAGGCTAGCGGACAAAAAGAAAGCCGAAGGTGGCGGTCCCTTCGGCTTGTCGAGTGAGTGTAGGGTGTAGTCCTACTTTGTCACAATCCAACGACCGGCACGTTCGGCCGTCTTCGCTGGATTGACGTGAGCCTCTGGCAACATCTGCCATTTCTCGAAAAGACCGCGGATGGTGTTCTGCACTTGCCCAATCATGTCACGGGATGCCGTGTCCTTACGATCGGCCTTGAGAAACGGCAAGGACACGCTATAGTCCTCGATCTCCTTGCCAGCTTCGGTGTAGCGCTGGCAGTAGATGCGCCCTTCCAGCGTGACGTTGGACGTCTCGAATGGCGTGAATACGAGAAAGGCGATTGTCTCATTCGTGCCGCCGTCCGGGTGTTTGGTCTTGTTTTGACCCCATCCTGTCTGTCGAGGATACTGTCGTCCATCCCCTGCGAGGAACTTGGGGATACCGATCTTCGACAAGATCGGGTTTTCCATTCGCTTGCGCTCCTTTGAGATACGCTTGTCAGTGTCCTTCGCCCGCTTGCCGTTCGTCACGGTTTCGCCGGGTTCCGGTTCCGGACCCGCGCTCTGTAGATCTTCGCCTTCGAGCGCAAGGATCTCCAGCGCCGTTTCGTCCCCCTCTGCCGCTGCCTGTCGGATCGCGTCGTCGATTGGTCGATTCATGTCCGCCTCCGTCTGTTGTGTCCGCCTGCCGAACGGCCGCTAGCGGGATTGCCAGCGGCCCGATGCCGAAACGATACGCCGATACCGACCGGGTGTCAAGCCGTTCGCTTTGAGTAATCAAAACTTAACACCCTCTCCAAAACGTGCCACGAATCCGCCACATGCAAGTCTGCTACCGTCCGTAAACCGTTGATTCTACGTAGCTTCTGCCGACAATCCGGCACTAAACCCCCTTGTATGGTCGAAACTGCCGACATCCCGGCGATTCGGTGTCCCATGCTGCCAGGAGAGCGTATCCGGCGCTGTGGCGTAGCTGTCTACCGTGCAGTAGCGCCTGCCCTGACGTGAACGGACACGATATGACACGAACGACCGGCCGGGTGTCGCTGGCGACATGACATAGACGGACATGGGGGGACCCCCTGGTAGTTGATGGGACTCCAGCGACAGGGCGGGGGTCCTTCCTAGAAAAATTCAACGAAAAGTCAATATTTACAACGAGTTACAGCACATCGATTCCCGCTTTATAAAATTTTTTGATAAGCCAAACTTCTGTATTTTCTATACTGTTGAGCCCTGTTACTACTCTAGGCTACTCTAGTATGTTGGCACGGATATTGCACCAACTATCAAATACCCTTTTTTATACTATATAGTAGGAGGGGGAATATGGAACTGTTGAGGCCGGAAAGCTAGGGCCTCGACAAGGTAGGAGGATGCTCCTAATCACTAGAGTTACACTAACCTATTACACTTGACAATCTACCACAACATATGGTATAGTGGTCTTCAGGAGGGTTGGATATGATTCCTTTGGTTAACTTCGTCTTGGTGGCTGCTTTCTTGTACTACGTTTACACTTGGAGCAATGAATGAGTTTGCCCATCTTCTACTTCATACTAGGATTCCTACTTGGGATTGTACTGGAGGAGCTTTCAAAAGGCAGATAGACCCCCACCTGTAGTATGGGCTTGACATTTGTATACCTTCTGTGGTATAATGTCACCCATGTGAATCCCCATCCCCGCCTTGCAGTTGCCTGGACTCGCAAACCCCTCCTCCAGACACGAATGCACACAAACTTATTGGCTGGAAACAATATCTGTAAAGAGGCGGCTTCCAGCCTCCCTTCTCCCTTGATAAACAACTTCCGTTCGTGTCTCGCCAACCCACTCCCGTGCAGGAGATAGAGCCATTCTTACGATCACAAATACTCCGGCTCCTCGGAGAGGTTCGCCCTACCACAAACCAGGCTGTCTTTGCCCCTTCTGTAAAACACGCAGGCGGAAGGAGAAAGCCCTCGCTCTCGCAGCAGGAGATGGAGGGGCAACCGTGGAGGCCGAATCTGACTCTACTTCGACAGAACCGCTAGACGTTCTGGGGAAAGAGGATGAGATCCTCCGACGGCCCAACGGCAACTTGGATAGGTCCCCCCGAGCACGGGTAGGTATGTGGCTGGCCATGAAGTCTCTGGAGCCTGGGGTAACTGACAGGGAGATTGCTGGTCGTCTAGGCATCTCTTCCGGGTACATGAAGCAGCTTCTGTACCATGCTCGGCGTGACGGCTGGCTCCATTTCGAGGACCCTCTCCATAAGATAGAGTACGATATTATCCCGAAGGTCGTTGACAACCTTTCCTACTTCCTCGGCAAGAAGGATAAAACTGTCACAGTTGAGACTGCAAAGGGCGTGCTATTCCCACAGTATAAAGAGCTGAAGGGTATCTCGGACGCTCCCCAAACCATCCTTGCGTTAAAGATTGAGGCTGCTGACCCAACCGCCGAGGTCCGAGTCATCACTGGTCAAATCGTTGGACAGCCCCGGCAGTTAGAAGAGTAGTAGCCCGTGCCCTTCAAATCCGATGCCCAACGTCGCTTCATGTACTCCCAACATCCAGGGATTGCGAAGCGTTGGAGGAAGGAATCCGGGCCACAAAAAGACCTTCCAGAGCGTAAACGTAAGAAGAAATCTAAAGCTCTAGCCGGGTTGAAAAGAGCAAAACCTAAGTCAAAGGACTAAACAGAGTATGCCAATAGGAAATATGGGTCAGGGTGCGATGCAGGGTCTTCAAGCGGCACAACCGGCCGTTCCAGAAGCGCAGGGGCAGGCACCCCAGGTTGAGGATGGCATGGCTATCCTGCAGGCCGCTGTTGAACAGTACGGCCCGGAAATAATCGAAGTGCTTCGTCAAATTCTAGCACAAGCCGGTTCCGCTCCTGAGATGGGTGCGCCAGCTGGAATGATGTAACCAGATGCCCAAGTGGATTCAAATCCCACCTGAGCCACTGAAGTACAACCCGTATCAAGACGCGTTTTGGAAAGCTCGACGGGAGCGGTGGTGTAAAACCTGTAAGACAGAGTACCGGACTTCTTCTGAATCGTGGGTCTGCCCAACATGCGAAGCTCCTGGGCTACGAAAGTTCCATCGACTGATCCTACTCGCTGGAAGACGGGGAGGTAAAACCAGGGCGGCGTCGATTGCAGCGGTAGAAGAAGCCTGTATCCCTAACACTATCGGATGGTGCTGCGCCCCCACGAATCCAAAGCTTCACCGGTATGTTATTCCGGCGATGCAGCAGCTCATTCCTCCAGATTGGGTTGCTGACTGGTCCTCTGAGTTCCTCGACCTTAGGCTGAAGAATGGGTCACTTATCCACTTCCAGACTCTTGAGGACCCGGATCAAGGCCGAGGTCAAGGGTTAGACTGGCTGTGGATTGACGAGGTTTGTGAGCTTACTGAAGACCATTGGCATGTTATTCGCCCCTCTCTCACGGAGCGCCGGGGTGTGGCGATGTTCTCATCCTCGCCTAAATCGTACGACTGGGTGTGGAAGACCTTCTACCATAAAGCAGAAGAGGGCACTCCAGGATTCTGGGCTTGTAGGTATAAAACATCCGACAACCCAATCATCTCGGAGGAAGAGATCGCTGAGGCGAAGGCCACGATGCCTGACACGATGTATCGTCAGGAGTACGAGGCCGACTTCGTTATCTTCACAGGTGCTGTGTACGGCGGGGCTATCGACCCTCAAATTCTCCGGACACCCGAGCAGATACAAGCGATTATCCCGGAATGGCCGCAAATTGCCTCCTGGCGTCAAATCCTCGTCGGTATCGATACTGGAGCAGACCACCCATTCGGCGCAGTCAAGCTCGTAAGTACTGAACAAGGTCTCGTCGTCGTCGGGGAGTACCTGGAGCGCCACCAATCGTTCATCCAACACGCGGGGGCGATGAAGCGGTTGGCCGGTAGCCCAAGTACGAAGTGGGCGATCAACAAGAACGAACGCCAGCCAATGATTGAGCTTGCTCAGCATGGGATTATGGCCCAACCTGCTGAGAACGATGTAGTAGCGGGTACTGAGCGGGTAAAGAGCTGGCTCCATCAAAAACAGCTTTGGTTCGTTGAGGCTCTCTGTCCGAAGACACTAGAACAGTGCCAAGCATATCGTTGGGCTGAGCCAAAGACGAAGGACGGACAGTACCGGGAGAAAGAGAAAGTTTTCAAGAAAGACGACGAGCTTCCGGACTGTTTACGCTACGCTGTGATGACATGGCCACAACTCCCGAAGACTCCAATTGTTGTTAACACCGGTAGAGACATCTCGAAGCTCCCCGAGGATATGCAGCGTATTATCCTCCGAGAAAGAAAGAACAATAAAGACCCGGAACCGTTGAAAGAGCAAGACGTTGTTGGTGACTTTTACGCGTAACGAAGTGAAGGAGACGTAACCGCATGTGGATTCCTAAATCAATCGTAGACTGGATTACTTCGGTGAAACTAGACGAAGCTCCGAAGCTCCGGGAAGAGAACTCAGCCCTTCGAGCTGAGCGTGACGTGTTGAAGTTCCAGCTCCAAGTCTCCCAGAACCAGTTTGACTGGCTACGGATGCAGGTGAACACCCTCCAGTTAGAACGTATGGCACTGTTAGAGAAGGCGTACGGAATTAAAGTGCCAGCTCCGGAGATCATCCGAGTTCCTGTTCTTGGTGAAGATACCCGACAGGAAGAGTTCTCGTTCGAGGACGTTGGAGAAGAAATAGCTAAACAGCTCGGGTACCCAGTGTATGGGACGAAACAGTAATGACTTGCATTTTCTGTAATGGTCCGTTAATCCGGCAGGAAGATGGTACGCTTGTCTGTCTTCGCTGCACTCAAGCAAGGCGTTAAGAGAATCTAATGCCGTTTGGACTAACACCCGAGAATCCATTAGCAGGGCTTATGCCTCCGGCTCCTATAGGTGGGATGCCAGGAGTGATGGGCGGTTCTCCGTTGATGCTGACACCCCAGTACGACGAGAAACGACTTCTAGCCCTTTTTGAGACTGCGAAGAAGGAAGATTTCGAGTATCGTTGGGTGTGGGAACGTGAGTGGTTGCGAGACCTTTACTACGTCGCTAACCGCCAGTGGATCTTCTACCATCCAACCCGTCGGGAATGGGTGGATAAGCGTCTCCAGAAGTGGATTCCTCGTCCAGTCACGAACAAGATGGCTGAGACTTTGCAGTCCATCCGAACGAACCTCGGAGCAATCAACCTTGCCGTAGTTGCTCGTCCCGTAGGACACGATACAGAGAGTATCGCCGCTGCTGAGATAGCGGATCAGATGTCTCCTCTAATTCACGAGGAGCACAACATGAACCAGGTCATGCGTGAAGCTGACTTCTGGCTCATCTCCACGGGTAACGCATGTCTGCAAACAAGTTGGGACAAAGACACTCGGTTTAACCGAACCTTCGTCTCGCATGAGCAATGCGTCCAATGCGGCGCGGTAGTTCCTCCGAAAGCAGTCATCGATGCTGGTCAGGTTTGTCCAAACTGTGGAAGTGCATATCTCCAGAAGGCTGTGGACCAATCCGGCAACCCGGTTGGTGAATGGATATCCTTCGGGAAGGGCAAGACCACAGCGTTAAGCCCGTTTGAGTATGCTGTTCCTCCGAATGTCACGAGGTTTGATGACCTACACCGTATCACTCGGTTGCGGTGGCGAGAGAAAAGCTGGTTCGAGGCCAACAAACCAGAGTTAGTCCCGAGGATTACTTGGGAGAAGTCGCCAGCTGACCGCTCCCTCCAGATTTTCAAGTCTCTTGCGCTTACAAACGACGTTGGTACAGGCTCTAACTTCGCGTATCTTGGGTCTTCTGGCGCACACACTGTTGAAGGTGTGACAGAGTATGAGCAATGGTGGAGGCCCACTCCAGAGTTTCCAGCGGGATTAGTCCTCCGTGTGATTGGGGACAAGAATCCAACTCTTCTCCAGTTACCAGAGGAAGGTATTCCAGGTCCCTTCCCGTACAAGGACGTTGAAGAGAACCCTATCTTCCCGTTCCAACACGCCCAGTATGAGCATATGGGTGGGAGATTGTACGGAAGATCGGCGCTATCTCCGTTAATTCAGAAGCAAGACCAGCTGAACCAGCTAGACTCACTTATCCAGCTCAGTGTTCAGCGCATGGCTAACCCTGTTTGGGTTGTCCCAGAGGGCGCTGGTATCGATCATTTCAGTGGCGAGCCTGGGTTAATCCTGAAATGGAACCCGTTAGCGGCTGGCGGACAAGGGAAACCAGAGAGAATCCGTGGGGAGGATGTTCCAGCCTCGTTGATGTCTCTCCGAGAACAGATTATTAAAGACATCGAGGAGCTTTCAGGCGCTTTCGACATCATCAAAGGTCAGAAACCTACTGGAGTCGAAGCATTCTCTGCTCTCCAACTCCTCGTGGAGCGCAGTCAGTCCCGTTTTACCTCTGTTTTCCAAGCTCGCGGAGAGATGTACAGGAAGTGGTTCTCCACTGCACTAGAGTTAGAGCGGCAATTCGGTCCAGAACAGCGCACATGGGCTGTTGTAGGACCAAACAGAGGGTATACTTTCCGTCATTTTGAGAATGCGCAACTACAAGGCCAGATTTCGATGCAAATCGAGGACGGCTCAAACATGCCCAAGACGGCGTTGGGCAAAAGAGCTGCTATCGAGCAAGCAAACCAGCTCCAACTGCTCAATCCGAACGATCCCGATCAGAAATACGCCCTATTGTCAAGTTTTGGCCTGTCAGATCTGGTCCCATCGCTGAATATCCACGTACAAGCTGCTCTGAACGTCCAAGATGCCTTCGAACGCTGGTTAGAACAGCCTCAAGGACCTCCTCCACTCGTGATTAAGCCCTGGTTTGACCCCCAGATCCACTGGGTTGAGCGGATTAAGTGGCTTAACACTGATAAAATGAGGGAAATCCTTACTCAGAAGCCAGAAGTTGAGCCTCTTATCACTGTCCACCTGCAGCAACTCCAGATGTTGATGGCTCCGCCCGTCCAATTGGACGCAAATGGCCAGCCTATCCAACAAGGGCCTCCGAGTGCTGCAGGACCGCCTACAGGGGAGAATGCCCCAGGTGGTGGACAGGCTTTAACCCGTAGTAATAAGAATGCAGGAGCCGCTTCATCCAGTCAACCGACTGGGAACCGGCAATATGGTCCAAATGTAGGGCCAGCGTAACAATTCAACGAATTTGAACGAATTTGAAGGCAATCTCGCTTTCAACCGCACCTGTCGTGTAAGGTGCAATCCTCGCGGAACTAACCGCGAAAACAAAGGTAGGATATATGCCCGACGAACTTAATCTCTCTACACCGGCTGCTTCCCCCGATAGTGGAGCCTCGCCCGCTGCAGCGACACCAGCAGTAAGCGCCACACCGCCCGCGATACCGGCGGTCACGCCAGCACCAGCGACATCCGGTGCGCCTGAAGGATATGTTCCATCGTATCGTATCCGCGAAACTCGGGAATCGGCTCTCCGTGAGGCCCAAGCACAATGGACAGCACGGGAAGCAGAGATTCGAGCAGAAGGAGAGCGATACAAACAGCAAGTTCAGGCTCTTGTAGGCGTTACGCCTCCGCCAGATCCAAACGTTGCGAACGTGAAAGCTCAGTTTGCTCAGCTCTATCCAGGGTTGAGTAAGATCGAGGAACGTGCAGCACAGTTGGAACAGCTTCTCGAACGTGCAGGAGATCTAGAATCACAGAACGATCACTATTGGCAAAGCTACGGACGGCAGACAATGGACCGTCTCTTCACTCATGCGTCAGAATCGATGGGTTCTCCATTGACTGACGAAGGAAAGAGACAGCTTCACGCTTCGTTCGTAGGTTGGGTGCAATCATCGCCAGAGTTGACCGAACGGTATACTAGTGATCCGACGATTGTAGAGGATTTCTGGAAGGCGTTCACTTCAAGCTTCATCGACCCTGTTCGTCGGAATGCTTCAGCAGGTATAGTAGGACGGGCTGCAGCTGGTGCTGCGCTGCCGCAGGACACCTCCTCGGGTGCTCCTAGAGCAACCCCCGCTCCGAGCCTTGGAAGTATGGACGAAAGGGCTGCTGCGGCTTGGGCTCAGTACGAAACAACCAGGAAATAACTCTTGGTTTAATAAGGTAAGTAACCACTATGGGCGCAGATAAACAAGCCTTAGATGCGATCTTCAAAGAAGTGTTTGAAGAGGGCGTATCAGAAGGCGTTCACAATAAAAATCCCCTACGCGACCTGATCAAAACAGAGAAGGTTCCGTTCAAGGGTCTTGAGATGGTCAAATTGATGCACACCTCAAGAAACGTCTCACCGATGTTCGTCGGTGAAGACTCTGCCTTCGCTGATGCGGGTCAGCAAGGCTACGTGCGGTTTGCCATCGATCAGAAGAAGCTGATGAGTCGGCTTCGGATGACATGGGAAGTCATGCAGGACTCCACCTCGACTGAGGGCGCTTTCATTAGTGCTCGTAAGTCCGAGATGCAGTACCTGATTGATGACATGGCTCGTCGGGATGAGTATGCGCTCAACTCTGACGGTCGTGGCGTGCTCGCACTCGTAGACGAATCGGACCCAGACGGTAACACTACTCTAGAGCTTGATGCTCCTGGAGGTATTACTGGCGACAACTTCGGGAACCGCTTCACGTCTGTCGGCATGTATGTAGCATTCGTGAATCCTGCGAACGACGCGATCCGCACACAGGCCGCTGCTTGTGTGAAGGTGAATGCCGTAAACAATGACGGAACGGACGTTACACTATCCGCAAACACTGTTGGAACCGACGTAGCAAATAGCGACTACATGGTTCAGGCAGCGACCAGCACAACCACTGACATCCTTGATACCTCGTACGAACATGCGTGGTATGGGATTATGGCGCTGATCGACGATGGAACTTATCGTGCCAACTACTTTGGTGCGGTGCGTTCTCTCGTTCCTGCAACCTCGGCGTATGTCACTGCTACAACCGGGGCTCTCTCAACCGATCTAATCCAGCGCGTCTCGGACGTAGTGGATCAGAAGCTAGGTGGACGAGTTGGTATTATCCTCTGCCATCACAGCACACGGCGACTGGTTATCCAGTTGACTGACGGCGACCGGCGCTACACCCAGGGCAACCTGGCACGGCCCGATCCCGCGACAGTAGCGTTCAAGCAGGGCGATATCCCGTTCGGGGATGTTCCTGTTCGTGCGCTCCGCGACTTCCCGCTTGATGTCATGGCATTCCTTGATGTCGCTAACATGGGATTCAAGGAATACGTGTCAGAACCGGGTAAGTGGGTGGACGAGGACGGTTCCGTACTCGTGAGAGTTGGAACTGGATCAACTGGTCGGGATGCGTTCGAAGCATGGTATCGTATGCGTAAGCAGTACTTCGTTGAGTACCCTGCATACTGTGCCCGTCTCGATGGCATCACTGGTCAGAGCCTCGTTGTGCAGAGAGCTGTCGGTAGCTAATCTCGATTCGTAACCGGTGTGGGGGATAGTTCTAGACTATCCTCCATACTCTAGAGGCACCATGAGTGAGTATTATACAGTCGTAAATCGTTGTTCGAAAGAAGTTGACGCGATGTGGGATGGCCGTCCATACACGCTAGGACCATACGAGGAAAAAATATTCCCCGAACTGGTTGCTCACGCGTTCAAACGTCGGAACATCCAGATGGGATCCCTTGACCCACGAACTGGGAATATGGTCTTCCTGGTAGGGTTGAAAGAACTGGGCGATCCATGTGAGAAGTTGAAGGAAGAAGTGCTTATCGACAAGTCAACAGGAGAGCCTGCTGTTGAAGTCTGGGATCGTTCTAAGTTGACCGGTGCTCGTCCATCTGAGGTTGTCGCTGGTGATAACGGGTTGTACTCGAAGGGGGATTGGAAAAGCGGGCAGAGCACGGATCTAAACTTCAACGGTCGCTAACGTGAAAACGTATGAAGAACTATATACCAGACGTTAATCGGTTCAAGCTAGCAGGACCGCCTAAGTGGTTCCTTGCACAGCTTCTGGAGTTCGATGATTCTCTCGTGATTGTTCCTTCTCGGCAGGGATTCTACTATCGCCTTGCCCAACGGCGGAAGCTGAAGCTCCCGGATCATATTACGAACGAGGTGCTTTGGAAAGAGTCTGACACCCAGATGCTGGCGAGTTACAGCTTGGTTCCAGTAACCACGATTATCGCAACAGCTAACTGGGGGAATCCTATCCTGTTCCATGAGCTTGAACAACGAGCCCCATGGAGGATGGGCGGCGCAGAGAAGGTGGTGAATCAGATCGAGTCTCGTGAACGGGATATCGAGCTGAAGAAACAGGCGCAAACTACGGAACACTTAGAGTATCTTGGAAAGGATGCCTGGAAGTTGTACAGGAAGAAGATCGGTCTAGGGAGTTCGTCGAATATCACCCCGAAAGCCGTGAAGTCTGAGAAGCAACTTCATACAGGTAAGGTTGCTAGACCGATGACGGGCTTCTCCCGTTCGGATGTTTTATAACCGTTAATAGCCAATCGTTCATCTGAAGGCTAATTCTCTGTCCGCCTACAAACTGAAGAGACAGAGCGCGATGCTTCCCGTGTAAATGAAGCAGAGAAACAAACAATGGCTCTATCACTAGAATCTGCAAACAAGGTTCGTCAGAAGACTCGGATGTACAAGCTTAATCCGCTTGTGTTCGGTGCGTTGAAGGCGTTCTTCCATTATTGGGCAACGAATAAAGGGAACGCGGATCTTCAGCTCATCCCGTTCGATACTACGCTTATCTGCACGGACACTGGCTACAGTCCAGTTGGTGCAGTCACCTCGACAGTCTACTTCGTGTATGCGAAGAATCCTGGCGCTGGCGACGGCACTGACTCGTACATCCGTCTGTACAACGAGACCTCGAACACGACCAACACGAACGCATTCATCACCGGGTTGATCAGTGATGATAACGATATCTTCATGTTCGTCAGTCCGACTGGTGTTGTATACGGAACTGACTTGACAATCTCGGCGGATACCGGGACTGACGGGACTGAATCAACCGCGACTAACGCGGCTGATGGTTTCGTTATTGTCGGAGCGTAACACGACTTACTTGACTAGGAAGTAACAAAGATAAACAGACCCAGGATGGTGTTGGCCCTAGTCGCCAACGCCCCAGTGGGTCAGTTTAAGGAAAAGAAATGCCTACACGCAGTATCACTCGGCGCAAAACACTACAAGGATACGCCGATCCCGCTAGTGCCCCAATCTACGTTGACTCAGATGACGATATTCTGAAGATAATTCCAGCGGGATCTGGATCGACTGAAGTTCAGCTTATTGACTCGACGCATACCCAAACTATTACGGGGGACAAGACTTTTACAGGTACGGTTGTCATTAGCGGTATTGCGACGGTCACTGAGTTTGCCGACGGTTCGGCTGCGGCTCCGTCTATTACATTCAGCGATGAGAAAACTACAGGCATTTATCGGATTGGCGCGAGTAATCTAGGCATCTCTCTTGGCGGAGCAATTGAGATTGACATCTCGGCTACGGCACTTTCCCCTGGCGTGAGCGATGGTAACGCTCTTGGAACAACGTCTCTCATGTGGAGTGACCTATTCCTGGCAAGTGGTGGAGTTATTAACTTTAACAATAGTGATGTTACTATTACACACGCCTCGAACAAGATCACCGTGGCGGGGGGTGTAGTGGCTCCAGGTGAGGGGCTGGACTTCACGGGGCTCACGCCCGCAGCTTCGCCTATCTCGTTTTCGGGCGTCACACTGGCGTCGAGCACGAACGCCATTCGCGGCGTTGGTGTCACGCCCACTCGCGTCTCGGGCTGGACTTGCTTCACGGGCACACTCAGTGGCGTGTCGGCGTACACGGACTATCGGGAATTGCGCACGGCTGGTGCCGACATTGTCTATGGGTTTGGATCGTTCGGATTCATGGACAGTGGCGCATCTGGCAATACTCTGCTGAGCCTTCAGGCGATCTCCACCATTAGCAGCGGGGCAACCCTCGCGTCGGGGAGCGTACTGAGCGGCGCGTACGCTGCGCAGTTCAAGATGCTGTTTGATGGCGGCACGATCAGTTCCGGGGCGGTTTCGGCGGTAGCGAGTTTCCTGTATCAGAGCAACGTCACTCCGATCAACGGTGAGCAGACAAGCGTGCTTCAGTTGAGCGTGGATTCTGGGCTACTCCAGAATATCATCCATATCAACGCGGGCGCGTCGGTGTTGGCTACGTACTTTCTCAATGTCTCGGAGGCCACTGCGCCGTTCACGACATGGGGTGCGGATGCGGCAAACTGCGCGGGTGCTCCCGATTTGGGCATTCGATGCAAGGTGGGCGCAGTGGAATACTGGATTCCGCTATACGTAAACACGTAAACACATCCTAGTTCTCGGAAAGGCGCAGTATGGAACTCGCAGTCGTTGATCGTTTTCTACTCTTAGGTATCCTTCCGCCCGAGGGGGATATCACTACTCTTCGTATCGTTCGTGATTTGCGTAGGGATCTGGGCTTCTCCGAAGAGGAGTTAGAAGCCTTTAAGATTAAGCTTCATAAGGATACTGGGCAAGTGCAGTGGGATGTTACCACGGCCACATCTAAAGAAGTGCCAGTTGGTCCAAAGGCTCATAGCCTTATTGCGGAAGCACTAAAGAAGCTGAGCAAAGAGAAGAAGTTACGAGCAGACCATCTCGATTTGTATGATCGCTTTGTAGAGGAAGACTAGCTTCCTCTATTTAACACGGTGTGGGTGGCCGGGGCTTCCCACACTTTTTCAGAAAGGAACCCCGATGGCAACAAGAAATATTGCAAAAGTCAGTGCGACAGCTGACATTAGAAATTGGCCGAATGCGGCCGGTATTGGTTTTTATCAGGGACGTTTTTGGGGCAACTTTAACGGATCTACCGCTCCGCTAACTGGGAGCAACCCGTTTGGAGCTGTCCTGCTCGTTGATGCTGATAACGGCAGTGATACGGATACTCGTCTACCGTATGCCACGATTCAGGCAGCGGTAACTGCTGCTAGTGCAGGCGACACGATTTATGTGAAAGCCAAGAATATGGCATCCGGAGCTACCGATCCGAGCAACTATGCCGAAACGATTATCATTCCGGCAGGGAAGTCTCGTCTCAGTATCATCGGTATCGGCGGAGGTCCAGTACAAGGCAGTCTTCCACAGATCAAGATCGGTGCTGGTGCAGTTGCGATGCTAGACATTAGATCGCCAGGTTGTACGATTGCGAATCTCGGGTTCAACGGCTCCAGTTCGACAGGCGGCGGAATTGTGTTAACTGATGACGGAGGCACCACAAACACAGCCTTCGGAACAGTTATTACGGGCTGCCACTTCAAGAACTGTAAAGCGCACGCCACTAACTCGAAACTTGGTGGGGCTGTCTACTGGTCCGCAGCTGGTGGTGCGTGGCAAGTGTTGATTTCTGGGAACCGTTTCTTCAACTGTATTGGTAGCATCTCGCTTGTTGGTACAACTGGAAGCCGTCCAAAAGATGTCGTGATTGATAGCAACTGGTTTGGATCGGACGCCGCAACTTCGGCCATCGACTCGTACATTTATGGAGCGGGTGGCAGCGGGTTCAACGATGTTTCTGTGACCAACAATATGTTTGCGTCAGATAAACCGTCTATTGGTTCCGGGTCCGTAGCTCTATACATGGATCTCACTGGAGTGGTTACAGGTATTGTCGCTAATAACTTCTTTGGGACTGCAGATGGGGCATCGTTTGGTGCAGCCGGGACGGATGCACTAGTTCCTACTACTGTAATCCTAGCAGAAAACTACGATGAGGGCGGAACTTTCACTCGGACGTAATTAGTAGTTTAGTAACTCTGGTGGGGGCCTCAGAAATGGGGCCTCCTGTCCTTGCTAAGGACCATTATGGCCACTAACATTAAACTCTTATCTGGCAGCAAGCATATTGCTGTTGGGCTAGATGCCGAGGTTGACCCAACACATCCAGATATCCAAGAACTCCTACGGCAAACAAATATCGTTATCTCCGTAATTCCGGACCTTGACGTGTTTGATGTTACACGAACGGATGTTGCAGGGATCTTTGCTTTTCAGTTAAAGACGACAGACCCAGCGAGAGAGATAAATCAAACATGGTCTTTTGGCGTTCCGGTTACACAATTACAGTTTGGCACGATTACAGGATCATGGGTTATCCTAGAGCTAAACGCGATCAACCCTCTAAGGGAAACACTTCGTAATCTGTTTTACAAATACGGGCTAGCCAACTTCAACGTGAAGTTCTAGTCTTTGAAAGGATATAGATCATGGCAGTAGGCGGAGACTACACAAGAAAACGTACTATCTTCCAGGATGTCAGTAGTTCTACGCCTATCGTAGTAGGGACTGCTGACTACACGCTGGTCACAGGTAAGACAAACTACACAATCTACGTCCAGAGGATCGTCGTCTGGATCACCACGAGTGCAGCCCAGAACATGTCCTTCGAGGACTCGACAACTGGCACGCGGATCGCTAACATCCCATCTGCCCCAGGTGATTCTACGCGTTGGGACTTCGATTTTGGTCCTGACGGCAAAGCAATCACCACTGCCGAGAACCTTGTATTGAATGCATCAGGAGCAGGGAATATTGGGAGTGTTGAAGTCTACGCGTATCTAAAACCAAACGCAGTAGCCACCGCGTAGACCATAATGGTCTCGTAACAGGAACAGGAGCAGTATGAGCGACGTGAACATCTCGAAACAGGAACTACAGGACGAAATCGACGCTCTGCAGAAGCAGGCCGAGCAAGCAAGTGTTACGTACAGAGACACTATTATGAAGATCGAGGGTGCGTTGCAGTTTGCGCATCACCTGTTGAGCCAAGTTGGTGCGGAGAAGCATGAAACTGTTACGCAATCCGTGGAACCGACTACAGCAGAAACAGAAGAAAGAGAAGACAGAGCCCAGTAACTAATAGTATAATATTACTGCGCCATAACTTGGGGCCAATTACATGTCAGCAATTTTTGCGCTAACTACAGGAGTGGTTTATGTCCGCTCTTGGTCTGGGACTGTCTCTGGTGGGACACTCGCTGCAGATACGATTAAGTTAGATTCTACGAACCAGGATGTTATCCTTGCCCGTGGCGCTGCTAACGTGTTGGCGCTCCAGAACAGTACCACCGCACAACTCCTCAACATCTACACTCCTGGGATGGTCGTCACGTCGGCTGAGAAGGGTCTAACAGTCCTGAGTAACACTGCCGCGACCAGTTCCGTGAAAGACCAGATGTCTGGTCGCATTACACAGAGGGGCACCTCGTGGACTGGCACAGCAAGTAAGACGGTAGAGTTCTTCACGGAAGTCCTGCCTGCGAATGCCGCGACCCCAACCGCGACGTGGAAACTCGGGTACATCCTGGAAGGCGTAGCGGCGACGTATCCGTTCCAGGTCACGTCGGCGGGGGCTGCGCTACATAGTAATGGCACCTCTGCATTACCGGCGTTCGCGTTTGCGAACACACCAGCGACGGGAATATACACAACTAACTCCGACACTAACATGCGGTTTTCTATCAATACCACGCCTATACTTCAAATAGATACCGCAAGTCTCGGTTTGGCTGCTGGCACACTAGTTGCTTGGGCTTCTGGCGCAGTTGGCACAGTGGGTGATCTGTTTTTAAGCCGGGAAGCCGCCGCTGTCCTCCAAGCTGGGTTGGATGCCGCCGGCGTCACCAACCAGATGTTCAAGGGTCCCGACCGCATCACCTCAGCAGGTGTGGGCGGGAACCTGACCTTCGCAGGCGGGCGCGGGTTCGATACGGGACTGGGCGGATCGCTCATCTTCCAGACGGCTCCGGCGGCCGGGGCAGGGGTGGCAGGGGTGCTGGCGACGGCGCTGACGATTGATGCAGCGAAACTGGCAACATTTGTCGGCCTAGTGGATTCGGCGGGCTACAAAGTGGCGACAGAGGCGGGGATCGACGCAACCGTGACGACAGGAGATCTCGTCGGGAAAACCATCACGTTCAAGAAGGGGATCGTGACTGGATACGCCTAATGGCTGTCGATACGCTGGTCGTTGCCCTTACGCCCACAAACCCACTGGCCTACAACGTGAGTGCGGTGGCAGGCGGAGCTACAGCATCGAACACGTTCACTGTGCAGGTCACGATTGATGACTCGGGGAACCTAGGATCGAACCAGTGCGTTTGCCTTGCGGAGTTGATCAACGCGGAAGCGACGGGGATTACGGTAGTCTAAGACAAGAAAATCATGTCCACAACTCTAGCCGCTATTGAAATTACCGCTCGGGAGCGTCTGTCTGAAATCTCCCCAAAGTTCTGGAAGTCTTCAGAACTACAGGGGATTATTCGCTCAGGGTATAAAGACCTTTGGCGGAACATTGTTGATCTGAAGCAGGAATACTACCTGACGAACAATACTACGGATGTCTCGATTCCTGCTAACACCGACCGGCTTGCTGGTCTCCCACTGGATATCCACAAAGTATACTTAATCGAACCGCTGGACACTTCCGCCGACAGTACAAACAGTGGTCTTGTCTTCCAGCCTAGAGACTACAATCACAAAGACTTCCAGCTTGCTCGTTCTCGGGATGCGATTGAGCCGAAGAACGATGTAATCTATTATTCGATTACCTCCCAAGGTGGGCCTGTCAACGCTCCTGTGATTTACTGCGCTCCGGAAGTCACAAGCGCCGTAGCTCTTAACTTCTGCTATGTCCCAACGCTAGGAACGCTACAGCCAGAAGATCCTGTTCCTATCCCAGGCGAGGCGGATAACGCTCTTGTCGCATGGACTGTCGCATTCGCTCGTGCGAAAGAGACCGAGGACAGAGCGCCGGACGCTGCTTGGTTGGCGGTGTACGCAACGGATAAAGCACAGCTGCTACAGAGTCTGGGTATCCGACAGTATCAAGAACCTGTCTACGTGGATGCGTTGTTTGCAGAGTACTGGTAACAGGGAGTGTAGAGATATATGTTTAATTGCACTGGCAGTAGAGCAGCACCAGATCCTTTCATGGTAGAGACTCTTGTGAAGGCTGCAACCCATGCGATGGAGCGAGCGTCAATTGGCGACATGACCACGCCTGCTGATATTGTCTCTGCATCTTTCACGCTTCTCGCTCGAACTCTACGAGCTGCTAGGAAGCTTCAACCTTCCGAGGATCAGGTATCGAACACGAAAGAAGTTGCACGAGTACTGCAAGAACTCCTTGTTGATTTTGGATCTCTCCCCAACTAACTAGAAGGAATTAGAAGAAATAATGGCCATCACAAACACGTTCACAGTTACAATCCAAGAGCTTGACGCTAACGGTCAGACTTTAGCTCGTCGGGTAGCCTCTACATCTGATACAGCAGCGACTGTTGGGGAGTTCATCAGTGGGAATTTAGCGACTACTGCGGAGTCTACTATCACGCTCCCGGTCGCGCAAGTCCGACAGATCTGGGTGCGGAACACGGACTCCACCGCGACGATCACAGTGAAATGGACACCTACAACCAGCTCGGAAGTGACTGTTGCAGTACTCAGTCCGAACGACCAACTTGCACTGTGGCATACGACCACGGGAGCGACGTTAGGGGCTTCTACGTTGAAACTGACGGCAAGTGCTACGAATACAACTTACGAAGTTTTTATCGGTGGATAACGTCCTTTGTTTTCAATTGCTTACGGCGAGTGATTACTTGCAACCATCTTGCTCGTCATCACATGCACATGTAGCAGCGGGCTGCAGGACGTACAGGATAGAATGGGTAAAATCACTGTAGAAGAGCTGGATCAACACGGGGTTGTTGTTGATCTAGACCGTGCTGGAAGCGTATCTGGACAGCTTTCGAAGGCTGGAAACGCTGTTGCTGACCCGTTAGGAGAGAAGGGGTCTATCCGGAAGCGTCCAGGTTTGAAGCAAGTCAACAGTACGGTTGGCGCGGGGGTTGTAAGGGGAGGGATAGGTGTCCCTAGGTTCCTCGGGGGTGCTGGTCCGAATATTGGGAATCCATTCACGGATATTACGAATACAATCACCCAGTACGTAGCTCCCGTGTTTCCGGGGGTTCAGAGACTTGGAGCAACCTTCGATGATGAGAGTCAATGGTTAGACTGGGACTTCAACTTTGACTTCTACGATGAGGGGTTTGATCTTTTCGGAGGCTACGATTTATACGACATAGACGGTTTAGGCAAGAACTTAAGACTTAACGAGGGGGGCGATCCGAATGCGTTGAACAGTGAGGGGCTACTGCCTACGATTCTTCCTGTGACGTTTGTAGGAAAAGACGGGTTACTCTATTTATCCCTCCAGTTGGATATGAGCGATGCAATAGACAATACAACAACGTATCCTGACACTAGAACTTTGTTGTTCCCGACAGGTGGGATTCGCGGACAGAACTCCGCCGCTGGAGCCCCTCTGTTAAGCTGGTATACCAGTGCGATATCCTCCAATCTTTTTGGCAAAACCTCGGCAGTGTTGGGAGATACGCTGTATTACGCAAATAGTAATTACACTACAGGGACAGACGATCCCCCACTTAACGCATACGACGGGTATAGTGCTCGTACAGTCGCTCGTGCCCCGAAGAATCTGGATGTTTCCGCGACCGTTCCAGCTAACGCTATCGTATCCTTGTTAGCCGCCAACGGTAAGATTTACTTCACGACGTTCGACGGTGGAACAAACGGCTCTGGAGGTGGAACGGTTAAGGGAAGTTGTTATGAATTCTCCCCGTCCACGAACGGGTTAGTCAAGCTAGGTGCGACTTTCCCAACAGGGCATATGCCGTACTCATTGACGTGGGCGTATGGGAGAGTCTGGGTCGGGACTGCTATCAACAGTACTGGGGATACGACAGCTGGGCGTGTTTATTGGTTCCGCCCGGATATTGATACTAGTTGGACACTGGATAAAACCTTTAGTTCAAACGAACACATCGTCACAGCTCTGGCTACGTTCCAAGGACAGATTTATGCTAGCATCCACACAGGAACTGGAAGCGGCGGGTTAGTCTACGTCCGTTCTACCGCTGGTACGTGGACATCTTCTGAAGCGACAGATAACGCTTACTTCGATCTGCTTGTTTGGCC